CAGGTCTGGGATTCCATCCCGGAGCCGCTGAAGTACCTCCTGGTGCCCGGCTATGCGGCCTTCAAGGTGGGAGCGGAGATCGGCAAGGGCGTTGGCGGATACCTCGACAGCGTTCGCAGTCGTGTGGAAGCTGCAGCCGCTGCTCAGGACAAGGTGAAGGAGGCGACTGAGAAGACCGCGAAGGCAAAGGAGCTCAGCGAGAAGCAGCTCAAGAAGCTGGCCGAGGCTCGTCTGTCCACTGAGCAAAAGCTGGCGGATGCCAGGGCCGACGCTGAGCAGAAGATCGCCGATCTGCGCATTTCCACTGCCGAGAAGGCTCAGGCCTGGGAGCTGGACATCGCCAAGGAGCGGCTTGCCACTGAGCGCCGCATTGCTGATCTGCAGTCCGAAATGGCGCTCGGCCGTCAGCTCAGTGCCATTGATTCATCCATGGCCGGTGATGGCAGCGCCAGCGACAAGGCCAAGGGTGTGCAGAAGCAGATGCTGCAGGCCCAATGGGATCTGGAGCAGAAGATCATCGGTTCCAAGCGCAGCGACGATGACCGGCGCAAGGCCTTCACCGAGAAGCTGGAGGCGTTCAAGCTGGAGACCACCAAGGCGTCCGGCAAGATCCAGCAGGAGTACGGCAAGAAGACCGGCGAGATCCTGCAGGGGTATAGCAGGACTGCGGCCAAGATCCTGGAGACCGGCGGCACGAACGCTGGCGCGGCGCTGGAGGAATCGGCCGGGCGGGCAGCGCGGATCATCGAGCAGGCCGGCGCGTCCGCTGGCAGCAGTGGCGGTGGCGTTGGTGCGGGCGGCAATTTCAAGATCGGCGACATCGCCGCCGGTGAGCTCCCGGCCGTTACCCGGGCCCTGCTGAAGACCATCCGCTTCGCCGAGGGCACAGCCGGAGAGAACGGCTACCGGACCATGTTCACCGGCAAGCTGTTCAGCGACATGAGCAAGCACCCCCGCGCCGTTCAGCACGGCAACGGGCTTTCGTCAGACGCTGCTGGCGCCTACCAGTTCCTGTCCCCCACCTGGGATGGCGTCGGCGGCGGTGCCATGACCCCAGAGCGGCAGGATCGAGGCGCTGTTGCCCTGGTCAAGCGGCGCGGCGTTGATCCGACCCTGCCTCAGGGCTTCACGAGGCAGGTTGCCGATCGCCTGGCGCCTGAGTGGGCCAGCTTCCCGACAATCCGCACCGGCACGAGCTACTACGGGCAGGGCGGCAAGACCTTTGAGCAGCTCAAGCGGAACTTCGAGGAGAACCTGAAGATCGAGCTGGCGAGGGATGCTGGCAAGGCCCGGCAGGCGGCCAACCCGACTGCCCCGGGCGGTGTCTTCGCCAATCCGGCAGCAGCAAGCACGCTGACCGGCGCTGGCGGCATCTTCAACAACCCGGCCGCATCCTCACCGCTGAATGCGATGGGGCTGAAGGTGGGCAGCGTCGTCGGCGGCCAGCAGGGCCCGAACACTCGACCCGACATTCCGCTTGGCCAGAAGGCGGTGCTGAATGGCCAGCCAGTGGTCTGGAAGGGCGGTCCCGATTGGGAGCTTGACACGATCAGTGCGGCTGCTGCCGGCGGCGCACCTGCAGCAGCAGCGGCTAACAACATCGTGCCGACCGCCAAGAAGCTGCCATACCCGGTTGGGTTCAACCCGGGCAGTGTCGGCTCTGTGGATCCAGGTCAGTTCCTCGGCGGGGTGCAAGGCGCACAGGCCGGCCTGAATGCCCTTGCGTCTCAGGAGCAGGAGCTCACGAAGGAGAAGTCGATCGCTGATTGGGTGAAGCAGCAGGAGGCGATCCGCAAGTCCATCACCGGTGAGCTGACCCTGCAGCAGGGCCAGACACAACGAGCGCTGGAGGATGACCAAGCGCGGCTGGAGCTGATGCGCAGCGGGATGAACCCGGCCCTGGCCGAGCAGTTCATTCAGATCGACCGGGCTGCTCAGGTGCAGCAGGCCTCACTGCTGGCGCAGGAAGAGAACCTCAAGAAGCAGCTGGAGAAGAAAGACCTGCTGCCGGCGCAGACGACAGCGCTCGAAGACCAGCTGCGCCTGACGCAGGATGCGCTGGCTGCTGAAGGTGGCATCACTCAGGCCATCAAGGATCAGCTTGCAGCACGGCAGGCGCTCAAGGATTCACCGGGCGCCAAGATCACTGAGAAGGTGGCCCAGATGAGGGCCGAGCTCGCTGATACCGGCGGCATGATCGTGAGCCTGGCCGGCACGATCGAGAGCGAGCTGGGCAGTGCCATGAGCAATGCCATCAGCGGCGTTATCAGCGGCACCACGACGGCGCAGGAGGCGTTCAGCCAGATGTTCAAGAACATCGGCGATGCCTTTATCCAGATGGCGACGCAGATGATCGCCAAGGCGCTGATCATGAAGGCGCTGGGGATCCTGACTGGCGGCAGCGGCGGACTGTTCAGCGGGAACGCCAGCATCACCGGCGGCGGGTTCGGCGACTTCAGCGGGGGCGACTTTGGCGTTGGCAGCAGCAGCCTCGACCTGGGCGGTCTTGGTGGCAGCGGCGCCCTGGCGGGGGCCTACGAGGGCGTCAAGTTTGCCGAGGGCGGCTTCGTCACCGGCACCACCAATGCGGTGATCGGCGAAGGCGGCGAGAACGAGTATGTGATCCCTGAGTCGAAGATGAGCGCGGCGATGCAGCGGTACAGCGCCGGCAGCCGTGGCAGCGCTGTGATCCCCGGCAGCGGCGAATCCGGCAGCGCCGATGAGACTGGCGGCGTCAGCACGATCGACGTGAGCTACCGGGTCACTGAAGTCAACTCCGTCCGCTACGTGGATGAGGCGACCTTCCAGGCCGGGATGCGCCAGGCCGCTGAGCAGGGTGCCGCCGCCGGCCACCGTCGGGTGTTCGGCGATCTGCGCAACAGCCGCTCCCAGCGGGCCAGGGTTGGGATGCGCTGATGACCGTTGTCGCGCTCACCGTCTTCCTGCGAATCACGGATGCCAATGGCGTCCTGCAGGGCCTCTACCAGAACGGCAAGGTGGGTCAGGCGATCCGCCTGGAGCGCCAGGACTTCCTGTTCCTGCCTTTCCTCTATGCCGGCGCCACGAAGAACCGCACCGGCGACAACCTGGAGGCCAGCCTGGTGTTGGCCAGCAACAAGCTGGCCATGAACATCACCACGCAGGCCGTCGAAAGGAAGTGGAACGTGGAGGTGGTCAGCTGTTCGATGCACCCTGAGACATGGGCGGTGGGCCGGGTGCTGAGCCGCGAATACTGGGTGGCAGCGTCGCAGTCCTACGACCCGGTGCAGGTTGAAGTGCTGCTGAGCAGCGGCATTGATGCGGTGGGGGCCTCAGCGCCTACCAGAGCGCTCACCAGCCGCATCGTCGGCAGCCTGCCCAGCAGCGGTGCCATCAGCAACCTGTGATCGAACCGCACCGGCTGATCGGCATGGGCTACAGGCTCGGCGGTGATCCTGAGCGGCATGGCGTCACCGATTGCCTGGGCCTGGCCAGGGCCGTCCTGGCTTATCAAGGCATCGCTACCCCATCACCACAACGCAACTGGTATCGACGCCTGAGACGTGGCGACACCAATGTGTTCAGCGAGGAATTGCAGCGGTGGGGCGTGAAGGTGGCCGAACCTAGACTGGGTGGAACGGTTGCGCTATGCCGCTCAGACTTCGGTCTCGGGCTGGCGGTGCTCTATGAGGCGGGATGGCTGGGATTCGCTCAAACGACAGTGCAGTGGTCCCCGCCCGGCGCTCTGGTGATTGTCGATCTCTACTCCCATTTGAGGTCGAGCTGTGCGACGAGCTTGACCTCACCGCAGAGGAATACTTCTACTTCCAGCAGCTGAGCGACGCCTACAACGGCAAGCGGCCGGCTGAGTACGACCTGGCCGGCGTCCCTGACGTTCGCAACGAGCCGGTCAGCATCATCGTCAGCTTGGTCATTGGCATCGCCATGTCGGCGATCAGTGCTTTGCTGGCGCCCAAGCCGGCCAAGCCCAAGACCCCGCCGCAGCTGCGCACGACCGATCAGACCAGCGCCAAGCGCTTCTTGCAGAGCGAGGGGTTCAGCAGTGTCCAAGATGTAGCGGTGCTGGGGGAGACCATTCCGGTGGTCTTCGCCAACCGCAGGGGCGAGCTGGGCGGCGTTCGTGTGAACGCCATGCTGCTCTGGTCCCAGCTGCTCAGCCGTGGCACCGGCCAGCAGCTGAAGGCAGCCATGCTGCTGTCGCTGGGCCAGCTGGCTGAGCCGCCTGACTTCAGTGGCTACGCCATCGGCGATCAGACCCTGAAGAACTACACCGAGTCGAAGCTCGGCTTGTACTACCGGCCGAACGGCGGCCGGCTGACTGAGGCCGATCGCTACGCGCAAGGTTCGATTGATGCTGACCCGTCGCCAGACGACATCTTGCGGGTGTTCGCCAATGCCAGCGGCGGATGGCAGCCATGGTTCAGCGCTACCCGGACACCCTCGACGCAGACGCAGTTCGGGCTCTACCGGCCCATGCCCAACGGCAGCTTCTACCGGGTCAACTACGAGCTGGTCTTGACTGCCCGAGAGGCCGAGAACCGGCAGCGGCAGGCTGACAACGAGAAGCGAAGCAAGATCGCCACTGTCTTCCCGAGCTTCGCTGGCCTCTACCAGAGCGACTCCGGGACCGAGACCAACAACTGGCTGCAGCCGGGGCAGAACTGCGGCTATGTCCTGCTGGAGAACGAGGAAGACAAGAACCGCTTTGCGCCGTGGGGCCTCGATGACGTGAACTCAGCGACTGAGGATGCGCGGGCGGCGGCCGATGAGCAGTTGCAGGTGGGCGACACCTACATGGTTGGCGGCGCCCTGGCAGTCCTGGCCTGGCAGGAGTTTCCAGAGCCGTGGGCGCTCGGCCGGCGCAAGCACTTCAGGTTCCGCTGCCTGGAGGCCGGGCCGGTGGATGTGATCAACAACCCCTGGCAGGCAGAGCTTCAGTCTTTCAACTTCGTGCTGCAGCGGGTGGCACTGGCGACCATTGCCAACACCCGCGACTGTGACCTGACCGAGCTGGGCATCAAGTCCACGGTCTGGCGGCAGATCACCGGCTTCCCGAACGTCAACAGCGAGCCTGACGACGGGACTATCAACGCCTACCAAGACGACAACGGCAGCATCACGCTCGGCAACCTGAATCGCTACAACCGCCGGATGAGCTTCTTCCGGCTGGAGTGGCGCAAGCTGGGTGACACCGGCGACTGGCGTGACCTGAGCGGCGGGTGCCTGTTCTATGTCGAGGGGCGGACCCCCACGGCCCAGTACAACTTCATTCGCATCGAACATGCCAGGGGGCAGTACGAGTTTCGCCTGCGGCCGTTCCCTGGCGCCTGGGTTCATGCTGCCTGGCAGGGCCAGGACGTGTTCGAGCTGGCGCCGATCGGCCTTCACCAGTATTGGCAGGATGGCCTGTCAGTGTCGTTCTCCGGGCGCCGGGTGAACCTGGGCGGGGTGCCACTGACCAACCCTGACTGGTATCGCAAGGGCGAGCAGGGAACGTGGGGCACGCGAACGGTGTTCCGCTGGAGCTTGAGCAGCGCCGATTTCCAGATCAGCGGCCTTCGCACCTACAGCTTCGATGACCCTGACGGTAGGGGGCCCGTGACCATCGTTGACAATCGCGTTGTCGAGCTGGGGGTTCAGATTGATTCCCTCGGGTTCACGCTGAGGTATCAGCGCGGAGGCTTCCAACAAATGTCGTGGCTGGCGGGCATCGGCGAAGTGGCCCTCTACGTGGTCGAGACCTGGATTGGTGAAGAGGTTGAAGAGCGGTATCACATCCCAGCCGAGAACCTCAACCCCTTCGACGTGATCGCCGACTACAAGCTCTACGACGCTGAGAACAGCAGTCACTTCGACGGCCCTGAGCATGAGGTGGTCTATGTCAACGAACAGGTGCGCCAGGAGCCTGTTCAGTACGACGACCTCAGCTATGTCGGCCTGCGGCTGAACTCCACCAAGGAGTGGTCAAGCTTCCAGCAGCTCAGCGCCTACGTGAAGCGTGGCGTGGTCATTGAGCTGCTGATCGACGGCGCCGGCAACCCGGTGGCCGAGGGTGCCGGGTACGGGCCCAGCAACAACCTCGCTGAGATCGCCTACACCCTGCTGGTGGACAAGCGCATTGGCGCCGGCTCCGCGATCGGCCGGCAGGCGGTCAGTCGTGAGCGGATGCAGCTGGCGGCCCGCTGGTGCCATGCCAATGGCTTCACCTGGGATGGCGTCATTTCCGAATCGCTCAACCTGCGCCAGTGGATCTACGAGCAGGCCAGCTACTGCCTGCTGGATTTCACCATCCTGGGCGGGCAGTTCAGCCTGGTGCCCAGCTTCCCCTACGACAGCGCCTTCCGCATGGACCGGGCAGCGAAGCCTGCCATCAGCGCCCTGTTCACCGATGGCAACATCCGAAACCTCAAGGTCACATGGCTCAGCCCTGAAGAACGCCAGCTGTTCAAGGGGGTGGTCAAGTGGCGGCAGGAGACGGACAACGGCTTCTCCCGCAACCGGGCCCTCTCGATTCGACTGAGCGACGGTCAGGGCGGCAGCGATCGTGACCCCGAGGAAGACTTCGACCTCAGCCTGTTCTGCACCACGGCCGAGCAGGCCCGCACGTTCCTGCGCGTTGCGCTGAAGCTGCGGCAGAAGGTGACGCACGGCCTGAGCTTTGAGACCACGCCGCAGGCGGCCATGGGGCTGGAGCCTGGCGCCTACTTCCGCTTTGTCTCAGAGGTGACGCACACCAGCCGGTTCAGCAATGGCAGCATCGGCACTGATGGCAAGGTGAACGCTGCTGAGCCCCTGGAAGACGGTGTTCACCAGATCATCTACTGGGTGCCTGGCACCGAGGGGGTGAGGGCTGCTGCGATCACGGTGGCCGGCGGCGCAGTTGCCGATGCAGCGTTCTGGGGCACGGTGTTCACCCTGGCGAACACTGTCACTGCCAACCGGGTCTACAGGGTCGAGACGCTGGCCATGGGCGAGGAAGGCTTCGTCACCGTCTCGGGCAGCTACCAACCGCTGACGGATGCTGGCGGGCTGGCGGTTTTAGACTGGGATGACAGCCATTTCGTCGAGGAGGGAGCCTAGATGCCGGCAATCGCCTTCCCTGACATCAAGCCAACCGGCCGCAGCTACAGCCCCGGCAGCTACCCGAAAAACGAGTTTCGTGCCCTGAATGGCGTCACCACAATCCTGCAGTACGGCAACCGTCGCAGCGAGTCGGATCTGAGCCTGGACTTCGCCAACATCACAGACCAACGCACGGCCGAGATCCTCGGCAACTACGAACAGCAGAGCGTTGGCGACAACTGGGTGACATTCACGGCCCTTGACGGCTTGGCGGGCGCCGGCAGCGAGCTGGCTGCCTACCTGGGGGAAACCATCAGCGGTCTGCGCTGGCGTTATGCAGGGCCCCCAGAGGTGCGTTCCGTGGTGCCCGGTCGCTCCAGCGTCACTGTGAAGATGAAGGGCTACCTTGACGCGGAAGGGGCGCTGCCCACGCTGCCCCCGACAGAGCGATGCCCAACTGACGAGGGAGACTACGGCTGATGGCGCAGTTCTACAGCGGCAAGGATGGCAGGGTGCTGGTTGACAGCCAGCAGCTAGCCAAGGTTGGTGGGTGGTCCCTCAGCGCTCAGGTGGAAGCGCTGGAAACCACAAGCCTGGCTGACATTGCTCGGGACTTCACCCCTGGCCTGAAGAGTGCCAGCGGCAACATGGCCGTCTTCTACCACGACGATGCGCCGGTGCCGGTGATCAGCAAGGTGGTCAAGGTGGGCGCAGCCACTGACGCTGACAAGGTGACGATCACGCTGGGGTGGGGAGAGAATGCGGTGACGTTTCAGGCGCTGCTGACCTCTGCTGAGCTGGGCTGCCGGGTGGGCGAGGTGATGCAAGCGCAGGTGAGCTTCAGCGTTTGCGGCGACCTCCAGGGGGTGGCGCTTTGACGGTCATCCTTGGCGAGCTGGGGCAGGTGGAGCTGCGCCGCACATCGGGCTCAAGGGTTTACACCAGCGTCGTCAATGCCTCGGACGTGAACGCCAGTCGCAATC